AATTGACAAACTCAATCCATGGATCATATCTGTTTAAAACTCATACTAGAGTACTGTAGAAAAGTTTCCTGTCTCTCACATATGCTTTATACAACACTGATCCTGAGGTCGACATACCTCGCTCGATAAGATCTTTAAGTTCTTTTTCGGAATTTTCATCTCTTGTCAGGCGGGACTTCGGGGCGAATCTCACGTAGGTTCCTTGATGGGCAGAGTCTCCTCTGTACAGTCCATCAATGATCCTTACGAGTTCTGATGACGGGATCACTAGGAAAGGTCTCTCTGATGAGACGACTCCTTGCATGACACTCGCAACCTCTTCTTTGCAGTTAAGGCCATCGATGGTTCTATCATCGGCCTTGCGTAGGAGAAGGTGAGGATGCTCCAGATCCCAAGTCACGATTTCGTCTAGTGCTCTCCAGCCAGGTGGGAGTCTCTTGAAAACTTCTTCCTGTACTTGAAAGACAAGCACGTTATTTACGACTTTATAAAACATGCCTAGGGCTGCTTTATATCTTTCGGTTAAGTACCGCAAGAAATCCGAGTCGGTATTGTAAGCCACGCCGCCTAGCCTCTCCGGAATGGAGTTAAGGGCCATGCCGTCTGAGCGCAGAAATGCGCCAAAGAAGGACGATTCGATTCTGAGTCTAAACATAAAGGTTCGCTCGAAAAGAAAGATATTCTCTCGTGACCCAGTTTTATACTGGTTTAAAAGATAATAGCATGCCGCAAGGTTCGAAAGGATCTTTAGCTGAGGCTTAAATCCTATCGTACACTTCGCCACAAGGTTAAAGATCTTGGGCGCAGGTAGCGACGAAGTGACGATTTTCCTTTTCGTTTCATCGTAAAAAACACAGCGCTCATTGATCTTAACGATTTTCCCCGATTCCAGTTTATCCGCATTTAGCTTTAAACCGGAAAACCGGGCAATGCGTTCCAATTCAAACAACGCCATGGTGAACACGTCGTCGCCAAGGATAAGAGAACACCTGTATTTTCCTAAATTCGAACTGTCAAATAGGCCTAGCGCCACCGTAAGGTGGAGAAGTTCTTTGGTCATAGGGAGGCCCATGAGGCTTCCTGAACATCCATGCACAGTGCTTTTGTGAGCTCTTCCGGCAAACTGTCCTTTATAAAAGATCTGATAGTTTCTGCCAAGAAGTTTCATGGCTCGGCCGATACATCTTAGGATTGGGATTTTGTTTTTCTTGCCAAATTCTTGGAATAAGTCTGAAATGAACGTGATATACCGCTTACCGAAAAATTCGGTAGCGGACTTAAAGTCTGAGACGTACATGGTTTGAGTCCCGAAAGGGGACACGCCGCGCTTCAACTCATCCCGATTAATGCGTTCAAAGAGGTCGGCCATGTCAGTTTTGACCTGGTAGCCCTCATGCAAGGTCGGGTCCCGCTGCAGGAAATGCCTAAGGGCGCTCCCGCAATACGAGAGGACATTATTATGGACAGTTTCGCCAACCGACACCGTCCGGACCTTGCCAGACACCTCCTGGATCACGGCGCCTCTAAACGAGACAAACTGTGATCCGAACACGGGAAACCCTTCGGAATCAGCCGAGAGTTCTCGAGTCTTCGTCAGGCTAGAAATAGAACTCACGAATACTCTCTGAAAGTAGTCTCCTGATTTATACCAC